ATTGCTTCAAGGCAAGTTCCGCTCTTCCATCTAACTTGGCTTCAGCCTGTTTAACCTTGTCCATGCAAGCGTCACATTGCTTCAAGGCAAGTTCCGCTCTTCCATCTAACTTGGCTTCAGCCTGTTTAACCTTGTCCATGCAAGCGTCACATTGCTTCAAGGCAAGTTCCGCTCTTCCATCTAACTTGGCTTCAGCCTGTTTAACCTTGTCCATGCAAGCGTCACATTGCTTCAAGGCAAGTTCCGCTCTTCCATCTAACTTGGCTTCAGCCTGTTTCATTTTTTCAAGACAAGAATCAGTTTGCTTAAACGCATGTTCAACTTTGCAATCAAGCTTCGCACCCTCTTGTCTCAATTTTTCGATGTTAGAATCGCATTGCCTTAAAGAAAGAGCCGCTTTGCCATCAAGGTCGACTTCCGCTTTTTTAAGCCTTTCAATAGCCTTGTCAGATCTTTTGACAGCCAAAAGAGCGTTATCCATTAAACGATCTTCAGCTTCTTTCAACCTGATAAGTTCAGCTTCAACCACAGAAGGCATTTTTACCACCTGACGGGCTTAACCATACTGTACGCACGCTGCATATAGGCACGGGTCTTAGCATCATTCAGTCCCTGCTGGTACAGCTCATAGTAGTATTTGGCAGTCTCAGGATCAGACCATTTGATTGATCCTTCCTGACCACTTGACATAGCCTTGAGCTTTGCCAGAGCACCATAAATAATGGTGTCGCCATATTCTTCCATGAGCCTTTCAGGAACTTCTGTGCAATAGCGTCCAGGCCTCAAGATCAACTCATAGACAATGGTTGATTCCTGATTAGGCATATTGTGAAAATAGATCGTGTGATATTCCTGGCGGTAATCCGCAGTGGTGCAACGCGCTCCATTCAAACGGACACTCGCAACATCAACGATCTCCGCGCTGGCAGGCAGGGTGAATTCAAACTCTGTAGCCTGCGCAGGCACAGTTTCTGCATCGCTATAACTCCACACTCGACTTTCCTTGAAAAACTCGGAAGCGACCGCTTGCAATGCGTCCAAAGCCTTTTCTTTGGGGCAGGACAACACTTCAGGCATAATGCGGTTGATCCAATCTTCAAGGTTTGAATACGTCTCGCTCATATCAAACTCCAATGCTGTTATTGGCTTTTGGCAGCCTCAAATCCACCTGTAGCTTTACGTCCATGCAATGCTGGAACTGCGCTCTATGATAATCGGCAAGCTCTGCGTTAAGCTTGCTCTGGTTGTCCATAGACAAGACCATGCCAAGCATGTGATGGACGACAGCTTGTACATAGCCAATCGAAATTGGAAAGGTATCGTTCTGTGACGTAATTTCTGGCGGTTGAGCATAATACGTACACTCAACATACACAGGCGTTGTTGCTGCATCATTTGGAACAGCAGGGAAGACGTAGTAAATGTTTGGATTAGCGGCCCTGTCGTACATGTAATTGTCGATCTCTCTGGGCTTTTTCCTTGGCACTACCACGCCTGGATGCGTCCAAGCCATTGTCACGTCTTTATGGCTGCAAAGAATTGCGCTACCAGGCGTTTTGCCATCTGAACCCATATTCCTTGTCAGTTCACATAAAGCCACAGCATCAGACTTAGAGCCATGCACAGAAATCTTCGGGATTTTCTGAAGCATACCTTTTTCAAGCCTGATGCTCTCAGTAATGGAATAGCAATCAGGACGCTGGACAGCGACCTGCCGTAAGGCCATATTAAGGAAATCAAGCAATCCCAAGGACGTATCATTCCCTGCTGTCCATGCCCAACGCTTGCTCACGCCAGATTCCAGATCTTGTAATCCGCCTGAGACCATTCTGAGAATTTCCGATACCTTCATAGCTTTCGCTTATGCCTGCGGTTGAGGATATGCGTCTGCATTTTCGACTGTGAACGAGAAACGTCGAACATCCTTGTAAGTGACCTTGATCTGACCATTAGGCAAAGTCTCTGTTGTTGCTTTTGGCTGTGATGCCAATTTCAAGGCTTCAACAACGGCAACAGGAACAAATGCTGGTACATCTCGGTTTATTCGATAGGCATGACCATTCACGCCAATCATCACTTTAGAGGAATCGTTTTCAGTCGAATTGATAGTCAACCAGACACGTTTTTGTTCTTTAAGCTGTTTGGCAGCTCTAGCTTCTGCTTTTACAACGTCACTTGCCGTTTCCTTCTTAGGAGCCTGTTCCAAAACAGGCTCTTGAGGATTGACAGGAGTTGCTTCATCTTTCTTGGGTTCATTTATTTTCTGATTCTGTGACATGATAAATCCTTACAGACGTGTCACAGCGACTTCAGCACGAGCCATCCACATATCATAGAGGATTTCAGCAGTACGATAGGCCTTCCAGCCTAAACTACCACGCTGGCCCAACGGATCGCCGCCACGAGGAGTGTTGGGGTTAAGTGCCATAATGCTTACAGGGGAATTGCCCTGGCCCTTCTGTGCCGCGAAGGGGGTAACCGCAAACGCATTTTTGCCAAGATAAAGAATGGGATACACGTCAGCACAGCCGCCGCTGGTAGATTCCATGTTCTCGCCAGCAACAGGAGCTGCACCTGCATCTTCAAAAGGCTCCATCAGAGTAGTTCCGATGTAACGCACACTCTCCACAAAGCCGATTTCACCAGGCATCGGAGTGAAAGAGCTGTACTTTTCAATGGGAACAAAACCAGGAAGTCCACGCAGATCAGCTTCAAGGTCTGTGTGGCAGATAGCCACATAGGAAGCCGCAATAGGCGTGGTGTTAAAGTTGGCCGTAGCCTTGACCACGTTGGTGATACGAGTGGCAAGCTGACGCTGAAGCATACGTGTCACACGACGCTGCAGTGTCAGAGAAACGGGTTTGTTCACGCCATCACGGGTTGTGGCCTCAACGCCACCTGTCTCACCGCTGTAAAACACGTTTGTGCCTGTCAGAAGCTTGCTGATGACAACCTTCTCAAGCATGACCGCAGCCTGTTCAGAAAGAATGTCTTCAAACTCGCTCCACAGCGGATCTTCATGCTGATCAGCCAGCTTGTCGGTGATCTCGATGTAGTCACCGTACTGATCCAGCTTGGCCACAACGTCACGATACGTGGGCTTGCTTGCCTGCGGAGTCACACCTTCGATCAGGACTTTGGGATCATTGTCCAAAGGCTCATAACCACGGAACTTGATGGTATCCGTATGGTTCTTGGGAATAGGCTTGTTCTGACCAAAGCGGCTGACCGTGATCAACGGCTGCGCTCTTTTGAGTAATTCGGCGACAACATAGCCAGCGGTACGAGGGCTAATGTCACCTGTCTGAGTCAACGGAGGCATAATTTGCTACCTTTCTGACGATAGTCCTGCATCTAAAGCGGCATCGAAGTCGTCTTTATCTCCAACACCGACGGGGGCCACGGTTCCACCGCGACCTGGAACTGCCATTGCGCCAGTTGGGTCCTTCCTTTTTGAAGTTACAGACCCCTTACCTCTGGCTTGGTAATAGCGAGTGAGAAGTGCTCCCACTTGCTCAGGATCTCTTCCGCTTTGAGCGATTGGCATAAGGTTCTTTGCTTCGCTGTAGGGCAGGGATTCGATCCACTGAAAAATATCTCTCACACGTGCCTGTGCTTCGCTCTTGCGATTCGGGTCTCTAAGAAGCTGCATGTGCTCTGGATGAAGTTGGTTCATGCGAGACATGAAATAGTTGTTGTGATCAACAATCTGCTGATTGAGCCTGCGCTGCCTTTCCTGCTGCATACGCACAGCATTGTTGCGTCCCTCAAGGATGCGTGCGCTTTCATCGTAGGCATAGCTTGCGCCGTACTCACCAAGGCGTTCACGAAGACGTTGGCCTTCAGGAGAATCTTCCTGAACAAGAGCCGCAGCATCAGGACTGATCTTTTTCAGGCGTTCCCATTCTTCCTTGATGTCATCATTGATCTCGACAACTTTGGGCTTTACCTGTCTTGTGTCCTGCTGCTGACCCTGCGGCACAACGGACGGGGACTGTACCACAGGGTCTTGGGCGGCTGGAGCAGGGGGCACGCTCTGGGGGACAGAAGCCTGCTCCAAGGTCGGAGCTATTTGCTCCGATTGATCTTTTTGCTCTTCTGAAGGCTGCTCCTGTCCCTGATCACCATCACCTTCAGAGTTATCTTCGTTATCTTCCAACGCCTCGTCCAAAGCAGAATCGTATTCCTCTTCTTCAGGAACACTTTGTTCGTCGATCTGCTGTTCTTCCAATTCAGTATTCTGACTCATATTTCCCCCAATTTAATTTCGAGATAGCGCATCTTTTATCATTCGCGCCAACTCAGCACGGCCTTGTGCCA